GGATAGACTTGGTGACATAATGTCCGCCATGACCATCTTCATAAGGTTCGTATACACTTCTCTCAACAAAATAGTACCAGCCGAAAATCTGCTCAGCCCAAACTTTAAATGTGTCAAGCAGTTTCAAATCTGAACCGTCAGTTAAAGTAAGCTCATTCTCGCAATAACTGATAAACCCCTCTACTGCTTGATCGTCGTAATAAATTCCAGGATTTGCAATGAGATCATCGATTCGGTTCATCTCCATCTCGATTTCTCGGCATACCGGAATTTCGCCACGAATTACGGCATCACGAAACATGCCGTAGTATTTCGGGACGGCAGTGTTCGATAACGCCATTATTTTCTTCTCCTACTTCTTCTTATTCGGGTTTGCAGCGATGTACTGTGCGGCCTCTTTAAGATTGAATTCTTTTGTCATTGCAGTCTTTACGGCATAGGTCATTGCTCCAGCCGCAGCCACAGTCAACGCTTTCTTTCCGGATGCAGAAAGAATTTCTGACACATACTTTCTACCAGGTGCGATGTCGTCTTCTGTAAGATTCTTAAACTCGCGTTCTAATTTAAGTCTCTCAATCTTTTTCTTCAGATCGGCATCGGACATTGTTCGCCGATTCTTAACAGCAGCTTTACGTGCTGATACCTCATTCTTATCATCTGAAGATTTGGAAGAATGTCCTCTGGCTCTTGCAAGCTGTGCTTCTGATCTTCGAACTCCCCATTTCATTCCAAGAATTCCATGGTGTGCTAAATAGGTGTTATTCATTTTGAATCTCCCTCCTTTGCGATGTAACTGGTAACACCTCCGCTGGCATTGGATGTCTGATAATATGGAACTTCATGAATCACAAGGTCTTCGCTAAGCACCTTTCCAGATGTATCCAAAGTTTGAGTCTGATGCGCCTTTGGCGTAACTTCGTATGATCCGGAATAATGCTCAGGCTCATCCGGATCGGTATCATCGTTTTCCGCAGCAACATTTAAACGCCATTCGTACTCGCTGATTTGTGTTTTATAACACTCCAGCACTGCCGAACTAAGCGGCGGATCGAAAAGAAGTTTGACCTTCAAATGCATATAAGATTTGACAAGCATGTATTTGGATTCATCAGAAATGAAATCTTTCCACGTTGCACTCTTATCTTCGATCATGAAACCTTTGGATGGACCGACACCAAGCTGTGTAAGAATTGAGAACACAGAATTGATGTGCATGATCAAATCTGCATCGAAATGTTCATACTCCTCTGCGATACCGAGTAATTTCTTGATTGATGTCAGTACACTATCTGTAATATTCATGATCGCACCTCCATCTAACAGAGTTTTATAAACTCACTCATGCAATACCCGCTGATACCATCCACAGTCTTTACTTTATAAAAACCGGAAACAGACTCATCGTTGCATACCTTCACAACTGTATCCGAACCGATGATTCCTAATGATCTGGATGCCTGCGTCGGGTCTTTGCGAATGTTTAAATTCATACAATTTACCACAACACCCATAAGTGGCTTCTTGTTTCCTTCCATAATTTTCCTCCTAATTCCTCCATGGGCATGTATCATTTTTTCGTCGTTCATTTGGAACTGTTAAAAGTAGTTTCTCATCTCCATAATGTATAGCATTGTGGGTCGATAAAGTTGTTGCAATTAGATACTCTGGATTCAGAACCAAATCAGTCCGCAACAGTATATCCTGCTGCCTTATTGGGTTCATGTGATGAATAAGAATCTTTCCACGAATCTCGTAACCATCCAATCCAAGATCACATCCATTATCACGAATAATAATTTTTCTCCGAATGTCCTTCCATTCTTGAGAATTGTAAAATATCTGATTAAGGTATCTATCGAATCCGAATGTCTCTTCGCCAACTACTCCATCCAAACGAAGATACTCGTATCGTTCCTTAAAGGTTGGAATCTGCAAGAGTTCTGAATAGCATCTAAACATCATCCACCTCATCTCCATGACCGCTATAACCACGAAATGCTTTTAATGCATCCGCATACAGTTTCTCAGAATTTTCAATAGATTTCAGATTCTGTGTCTTTGCCTCTATCAGTTCCTTCTGTTTTTCCAAAATCTCTTTTTCGATTCTTTCTTTCGTTGAACCGAGCTTTAAATAGTGAGTAATTACCTGAGATGAAGCTGTTCCCTCTCGTAACTGCTTTTCAGCCAAGTCAACCGCCAATGAAACAAGCTGATTTTCTCTCGCTTCTGGCGTTAATGCTGGACGCATCATCCTAGAAGACTCGGATTGCTTTGCTTTCCTCAAAGTT